TGGAAACACTTCTCTTGGGAAATTGTCGATAAAATGTTGCGAGACTGTTTTAGTACAAAACTTATCATAACTAAGGAAGATATTGAGGATGATAGCGATCTTTCTGAAGACGAAGAAGGTACGGAATACATAAAAGACTATCCAAACGTAGATACGGATAAGATATGTAACTGTTTCTATAATGAAGTGGTTATACATATCGATGCTAATGATAATGGTGTAAAGCATATCAAAAACCCTGAGAGTGTTCAATATAATTACAAAAAAACGGTTACGATTGAAAATATAATCGGAAGCTATAATGGAAACGATGGTGACAATGAAAAACAAATGATTCAATTCAAACAGGCTATGAAGGTATGTGAAGAGTTTTTATTTAATAGACTGTATTCGATTATTAAAAATGAGATCGAGTATGGAAAGTATCTTAAAGAATTTGAGATTGCTTTCATTGAAAGGATAGATGATGAGTGGATATATATTGAAAATGAAAAGATGAATTATTCATTGTATCTCAATAACTATGATCCACAAAAAAACATTAAGTTTATCATTGTTAAGAAAAAAGGAGAATATCGAATTCACACCCGCAGAATAAAAGGTGGAGAATTTGCTGTTGTGGCACCAATTATAAATGAGATTGAGGCGAGGAATATTGTTCGAGATAAACTAATCTTTGTTCATCGAGCCCAATTTGTTGGTGCATGTAAAACGCTCGAAACATCCATAAGTATTTGCGATGCTTCGATTAAAAGCTATTGGGGGTGGATGTTTCCTCTTAAGGAAATGTTGAAAAAATGGGGTTGGTAGTAAAATAAACTTATAACTAAAATATATAGTTATGAATAAAATTCAAACCAGGCTAAAAAAGGAGTGGATGGGGAAGAAGATTGGAATCATTATTCCAACTACGACAAGGGGAACGAATATAAAGAATATAGATGATCTCTCATTTTTCAAAATATTATTACCTTCGTTTGTAGAGAACTCTTCTGGAAAATGTATATATAACTTCTTTCTTGGATATGATCACGATGATCCTTTTTTTGAAAGGAGAGATGAAATCTTAAAAAAATTTAAAGAAATGACATCAGATGTATATTCTTTGATGGTCGAAAAATTTCCTTTAGAATTTAGGCCAGGAGATCTAAGTAGCATGTGGAGCTATTTAGCAGATAAGGCTATATTGGGAGAAAATGAATACCTTTTTCAGATGGGAGATGATATCAAAATACTAGATTCCAAAGGATGGGAGAATATTTTCATTAATAAGCTTCAGGGTCAGGGCAATATTGGAGTAGTTGGCCCTGTTGATAAGAACAATGTTAAGTTAATGACTCAAAGTTTCGTTCATTGCACTCATCTCTCCATTTTTAAACGTTATTTTCCCAATGAATTAATAAACTGGTATATAGATGATTGGATGATGGAAATCTATGAAAGTAAACCTGATCTACAAATGACAGTTAGAAACTGCGGAGGGAAAGAACGTTATGAAATAAAGGACATGGAAAAAATGAAAAAGAACATTGTCGACAGAGATAAGAAATATTTAAAAGATATCAGAAAATGCAAAAATGTAATAAAAATTAAAGGTGTAAAAAACTTTATCCACATTGAGGGTAATAATATAATTATTTGTAATCTTAATTTTAGTGAATATAATTTAAGGATAGATGATGAGATTAATTCTAGGGAAATTAATAAGTTATTTCTTTACTATCAAAGACCAGAAATATCTTTCAAAATTAACAACAAAATTTATCATCGTTCTAATAATTATATTTCAACAATAGAAGAAAACATAACTATTGTTCAGAATATAGAGAATATGACTTTAGAAGAATCAGATGATGATATCTTTCTTATGCTTCAATTTTATATTTCTAAAGATGGAGAAAGATATGAAGAAATAAAAGAATGTTTATCGAGAAATGTTAATTTGAAAATTTTCAAAAAAATATATCTTCTCAATGAAAGAATTTATTCTGACGATGAGTTGGGTATTGTAAGTGATTCTATTTTACAGATTAACATTGAGAAAAGATTAACATACATGGAATTTATAAAACATGCAAGAAAAATTAAAGGTTTTGCTGTATTAAGTAATGGAGATATATTCTTTGACGAATCAATTAAATATCTTATGAAAAGCGTTATGAGAGAATTTAGAGGCGTTCAATGTTTGAGAAGATATGAATATAGAGGAGAAAAGAATTTGATGGAATGTAAGCATCATATCAATTACGAATCCTCTCAAGATTGTTGGATTTTTCATTCTACACAAATGGATAACCCTCTTAAAGATTATAATATAGAACTTGGTACGCCCGGTTGTGACAATAAAATTGCAGATATATTTAGACAACATAATTATACTCTGCTCAACAATTACACATCAATCAGAATTTATCACAATCATAAATCTTCAAAAAGAAATTACACTCAAAAACAATTAGCCAGGCCACATAGTTATGTTTTAAATTCTTTTCCGTTGACACCAACCGACGAAATAATGAGAAAAATGGATTTGTTTTGGCAATATCCAATAATAACTGAAAAGACTTTTTATGAACAAAATAAGATTGACCCTAATTATGTCGGTCTTCCATGGGCTACAATCCTAGATAAACAAAAAAGGTTAGACATGGAATATTTAATCAAACACATACATAAAGCAGAATCATATACCTGTTGTCAGCATATTAGATTTAGAAATATTATTCCTATCTTAAAAAAAATAGGGATTACTGTACTATATACACCTCATAAAATAAAGGGAGAAGATTACATAGACGGGGTTGTAATCAAAACTTGTCCATTATATGCAAAAGTAATTGAAGATGATCCCACTTATTTTTTGGAAGAAATAAAAAGGAAATATATATATTCTTTTCAGGGAGGTCTTCAGGAGGGTTATATGAGCAATATTAGAAAAAAGATTTTTGAAATGAGGCATCCTCAAAATACTTTAATTAAAAACACTGGGGCCTGGCATTTTAATCTGATCGTATATACCAACTCTCAAAATGAGAAAGGAGATTACAATGGAAGTTTAGAACATTTTACAAAAGAAAAAGAATACAAAGAACTACTGAAACAGTCAAGATATACACTTTGTCCAAGTGGAACCGGCCCAAACAGTATTAGATTTTGGGAAGCTATTGGTGCTGGTTCGATACCGATTTTACTTTCAGACCAAATGACATTACCTAAACATGAATTATGGAAGGATGCAATTATAAATATAAAAGAAATAGATATTGAAAGTATTCCATTCATTCTAATCGATATAAACGAAGAGCGTGAAACCGAAATGAGAAATAATTGTAAAATTTTATATCAATATTTTAGAAACAACTTTAAAGGCTAGTTATTAAAAATATGAGGAAAATACTTTTTACAAGCTACATATGTAATCAAAATGATTCGTTTGTCCAGGAGATAATTCGTGAATGGGCTATGCTAAATCCGACATATAAAATAATTTACTTTTCGGACAATGATGTAGATTTATTCTTTAGTGAAACTAAATATAATGAAACTTATAAGAAAATGAGAAATGGGGTTGCCAAGGCAGATTTCTTTAGAATATGTTATATTAATAAATATGGGGGGTTTTGGTTTGATATAGATTTAAAACCGCTTAAAATAGATATTTTAGATGCGGGGGGAGTTAGATTGTTTGATGCTGGTTATAAAAATATTAGTTATATGTTTATTGGTGGAGACCCTTCACAAAAATTATTTGATGATGTTATTGTGGCAGTAGAAAAGAATATATTAGATAATATTCCAGAGAAAAAGAAACATGTTATGAATATAACAGGACCAAGAATAATTCAAAATATCCTTTGTGGAAAATTAGGAATCATTAATAAGGACGGTTGTCTTTCTGGGAGAAAAGAAGGAGAAATATATTTAAAAGGTACTGACTATGAATTTATTTATCAAAAAATAGTTTTTTCAGAGCATAAAACGTCTTTATACCAAAAACTTCAAAAGAAATATATGAAAATAGAATATCAAAAATATAATTTCATTTAAAAATGTCTATCAAAACACAAGATCTAAAAGAATCCAATACATTTGTTATAGGGCTTATTAAGAAAGGGAAACCATTTCTAATTACAAGAGTTGGGATAGGTTCAGAAACAATAAATGCATATTGTCACTTAAAAAAAGAAACAATTGATCATGGAAATATATATCGCCTAGAAAATAATGCAGGTGTATATAATCTTGACGAAGAGGGGCGGAAAAAATATGCAGAATTATATCTAGATGCTCTTGAAAATAGCAGTGCTCTTGCTGCATTTCCCACTGCAGTTGTTAAAGAACAATTGGCTTTCATACAAAAATATAAATTCCCGGTAATTTATTCTAGAGTTGTTGAACCATTTCATTGTTGTCGACAAAAAATTGTACCATGGTCTATGTATCTGAGGAATAAAAAAATATTGATTGTTAGTCCTTTTACTGATTCAATTAAAAGTCAAAATGAATCTGGGTTTAAGATGTTCAAAAATAAACCAATGTTTCAAGACAATCAAGTATTTGTATATTATAAATGTTATCAAACAGCTGCTGGAAATAAACCCCATAAAAATTGGTTTGAAACATTTGAAATTATATGCAAAGATATTGAGAAGTTGGATTTCGATATAGCTCTTCTCGGTTGTGGTGGTTATGGATTGCCACTTGCAAATTTTATATACAAGAAATTAGATAAAAGTGCTATATATGTAGGAGGCGGGCTTCAGCTTCTTTTTGGTGTGATGGGAAGAAGATGGACAACACAAGAAAATGGTGTTTGGTTAAAAATATTCAAAGAAAATGATTCAAAAATAATAAGACCGTCCGGAGATGAAATACCGAAAAATATAGACAGAGTAGAAAACGGCTGTTATTGGTAATAATTTAATTATAAAATATTATATAAAATGAATCTTATTCCTGTAGTGATAATTCATACTGGTTATAAAGATTACCTTAAAACAAATTTGGAAGTTACAGGTCAAACAAATAAAATATACTTAATTGGGGATAAGGATAATAAACATCTTAGTGAATTAAAAAATGTTACATGGATAAACTTGGAAGAATATAATAAAACAAAAAAGATTAATGAATTTTCTGAAAAGTTTATTAACTTTTCAAGTAATCGAAAAGATTTCGAATTGTTTTGTTTTCTACGCGTGTATATTATATCCGAATTCATGACGGCAATGAAATTTGAAAAAGTTTTTCATATAGACAGCGATAATATACTTTTTCATAATATTAATAATGTAATTGATGTTACAAGAACTGCATATCATGTAAATCAAAACTATGGAAATATTTATAGAATGTCTGATAGTATACATAATGGATTAATAACCCAAGAATTCTTAAGAGTATTCTTCGAAATATGTCATCGTATTTATATCAAAAAAGATTTGTCATTAATTAAAGATAAAATAGAATACCATAAAAAAGTTAACGGTGGAATATGTGACATGACTATATATTATCTTATGAGATCTGAAAAATTTATTGATCCCATTGATCTCAATGTTCCCAGAGATGGAAAAGTTTTTATCAATAATTATAATTGTTCAGATGGATGGGAAAGTAGAAACCAATATGTAATGGAAAATGGTAAAATAAAAATATGGAAAAAAGACGGTAAAAATATGATATTTGACACTATAAATAAACAATTTTTTGAATTGATCAACATACATTTCCAGGGAACCGCAAAAAAATATATATCTAAAGAATGGTTTGATGAAAATTTAGTATAATTTTTATTGAATGAATAAAAATGAGAATTCTTTTAACAGGAGGTTGTGGTTTTATTGGAAGTCATTTCATTGAACACGTCTTGAAAAATACTGTTTGGGACATTGTTGTCATAGATAAATTGAGTTATGCCAGTTATGGTTTTGAACGTCATAGAAAAATGAACATTTTTGGGAATGAGAGAATTAAACTCTTCACATGGGATTTAGAAAAAGAGATTCCTGTGTTCTTAAGAAAAGAGATTGGAACTATTGATTATATTGTTCACATGGCAGCAGAAACACACGTGGACAATAGTATAAAGGATCCTGTCCCTTTTATTCAGAACAATATCATGAGTACTGTAAATACGTTAGAATATGCGAGAAATCTAGAAAATTTAAAAATGTTCTTCTATTTTAGTACAGATGAAGTGTATGGCCCGGCCCTAGGAGAAACAATGTACACGGAAGATGCACGTCACAATCCTACAAACCCATATTCGGCTTCAAAATCTGGAGCCGAGGGAATATGTATGGCATATTACAATACCTATCGTGTTCCGGTAATGAGAGTAAATGTAATGAATGCTTTCGGGGAAATGCAACATTTTGAAAAATTTATCCCAAAAGTAATTAAGAAAATATTAGCTGGGGAAACGGTAAAAATCCATTCATATCCAGATAAACAAAAAAGCGGAACCAGGTTTTATATTCATGCTAGAAACATTGCGGGGGCAGTTTTATTTCTGATTGAGAATGGAAAAATTGGTGAATGTTACAATATCACCGGGGAGAAAGAAGTGAGTAATTTAGAAATGGCTCAATTTATTGCAAAGGTCGTTGAAAAGGAACTGAAATATGAAATGGTCGATTTTCATTCTTCCCGTCCCGGTCATGATCTTAGATATGGGTTGGATGGAGAGAAAATGAGAAAAATGGGATGGAAGCTCCCAGTCTCCTTTGAGAAAAGTTTAGAGAAAACAATCAAATGGGAACTTAAGGAACTTATTTATTAAAAATGTCCAGCCTTCAGGAATCTATTGCAATGACAGATGGTGATCCTAAAATTATTCCTTTCAGTAAGACTATTGTAACAGATGAATATTGGAAAACAAAACATCCTGGTTTTGCAAAAGGTCAGATTAAAAAAGATACTCTTCTAGGGAAAAAAATATATGAAATATCGAAAGATTCTCGATATAAAACATATCTTGATATTGGAACATGGTGCGGTATAGGAACTACTAAATGTCTCCTCGACGGAATTATTCCAAGAGACGACGCTAAACTGTACGCTGTCGAATCAAATATTTTTTTTCACGAAACGACAAAGAAATATTGGGATAAATATTTTGAACACTATGGAATAGACAATAAAAAATTTGAATTGTCATATGGATCAATAATTCCATATGACATGTTAGAAGATTCTTACGAAACAGATTCTGGGAAGACAAAGGAAAATTATGATTATAACAGAGATATTAAAGCGGCTCCTTTAATAGAAATAAAAGAGGATATTGATGTTTTATGTTTGGATGGTGGTCATTTTTCAACCGTTCACGAATGGAATATGTTTAAGGATAAAGCAAAAGTTGTTATCCTTGATGATACGAATACGTCAAAAACAAGAATGATTCTCGATGAGATTATCAAAACGAAACAATGGAAAATTGTTTACAGAACTACTGAATACGGTGGAAATCTAATTGCTAGAAAACTCAATGAATCAATCTAGGATATGATATTTATATTTTTTTAGTTAACGTCATGTTATATTTTCTGCAAAGCCCCTCAATCTCCATCCTCACTTCTGGCATTGTCGTTATCCACCCTGCAACATCATAGGCAAAATTTAGAAAAATAAGTTTAGATGCTCTAATTTTACAAAATACAAAATCTGTTAGCTCGCATTTAATATCATATTTATCACATGCAAATTTCAAAATATTTTCATGCGATGTTGGTTTAAGTGCAATCAATTCTTCAATTATATTAAATCTTCCTGTGATTTTAATTATTAAATCTTCCGGACCAATATAAAACCCATCAGTATGACCGCCTGCTCTATGAATATGTGAAAAATAAACACATTTGTTGGTTATTGACAGTGACACGTGATCCAGATTTATTTTATTGAGAGGATAATAATCAGCTGAATATATAATAACGCAATCATAATTTCCTCTTTTCCCCTCCAGTAGTCTTGAAACCATATTTTCACTATACATACATCTAAATGAATTCCAATTATTTATCTTAGATACATTTTTACAATAATTGATATTTATTTTTCTTGAAATTCTTGTAATTAGATGATCAACATCACTCTGTTTTTCCGAACAAAAAAAATCGCTTCTAATAATATTAAAATCCGACGGATCTATTTTGACACCATCTATAATGTTTTTTTGTAACTCTAAATTTGTTTTAAAAATATCACAAGAATAGCCTGCATCTTCCAGAGGTTTAATTATTCTTTCTACTATTTTAAGGTAATTATATCTGATAGATCTGGGTACTATTCCAAAAAAACAAATCGCTATTTTTCCCGCCATGTTGCCGAGTATATATTTTACTATAATACGGTTCTTTATTCTTTTACAAGTTCTATTTCAGAAAATATTTTTAGCTCACCAGATGCCCTGATTTTGATAAAATTCATAGGATAAATGCCTTTTTTTTTAAAAAGACACTCATGATTCAGCTTAGTAGGAAGAAGTTCGTATTTTAATTACATTATTTATATTTCCCATATAGAATCCGTCGGTATATCCATCTAAAAAATCCCCCTGATCATTTGTAAACACAACTTCCATGTTCTTTGGAATGTTAAGTTTCTGAATTGGGTAGTAATCAGATGACCACACTATAGCGTAATCAAATTCTGCTTTATGTTTTTCAAGAAATTTGATATTCAGAATACACGGATCTCATGGAATTTTTAGTCCGGCTATGGCTATAATCTAAACTCTGAATGACACATTTCCCATCTTTATTTTTAAGATCCATTAACAACCGGATAATAATCCGATGACCACATTACAACATATTTATATTTCTCTGTATAAAAATGGAACACCTCATCTCACTATACATAACTCTTAACCATTAAAAGTGGATATTTTCTGTTATTGATAGTACAATCATGTTTAGTACAAAATATACGATGTTCTTCGTCAATATCTTCTTGTTTTCTTCTTCGAAATAATCAGATGGAATCGTCTTGGTTTATCTTAACGTCATCGACAGGAACATCTCCAATATTCATATTAAAACAAAAAATGTCTAGATCGAATTCTTTTCTTAGTGGACTTATAATCATTTGTTCTATACATTCATATGTATGTTTAATAGATCTAGGAATGACACCAAAAATACATAGAAGTGTTTTTTCACTCATTTTAATATCTATAACAAATATCTAAAGCGTTTCAATTCATCGTTTGTAAAAATCCATTATGATTTTTATAAACAAAATGAAGTCTGATACTATTCATAATAACGTTAATTGTCAAAAGGTTTTAAAGGATCTTTTCTTGAAATTTTATATTTCCCCCATATTTTTTTATTGGCTCTGATTTTACAGAATTCTAAACATGTTATAACTCTTTCAATATTATTCTCTAAAAATGATTTTTTGAGAATTCTTTCATAATTATTTTCATTAGATATATACCTATCTTTGTAAATATATCTTTTCATTACCAACGATAAATCATTTGGTTTTCCAATGTAAAATCCATCAGTGTAACCGTTTTCACTGTCATGATTGGTAGTTGTAAATATTTTCCCATTGGAACAATTCTCAACATCTTTCAGATTAATTGGTTCATGAAAATAGAAATCTGGAGATAAAGCTATTGCTACATCATATTTTCCAATATTTTTTTCTAAAAACAGAGAAACCATATATTCACTATACATTGTTCTAATAGAATTAATGGTTGCTCTATCATCAATTCCGCCATAAGACATTTCGCATTTACGGCCAGAATAGTACTCATTTATTTCTTCGTCAACTATTTCCTGATCTATTTCCTCGAAAAAATCAAAGGATATGATTTTACATTTTTCTTGATCCATTTTTACACCGTCAACTTTTACTGACCCAACATTCATATTGAAAACATATATATCTACATTATGTTTGATTTTTAATGGTTTGAGTATTCTTTCATTTATAGAAGGGTATGTCCATTGAATAGATCTAGGTACTACCCCAAAAAAGCAAATTATTATCTTCATTTTATAAATTTTAACTTCTTAAAATATCTATAATTGACTTGATTTATGAAAAATATTCAAACCATTAAAAATCAAACATAATGTAGATATATATGTTTTCAATATGAATGTTGGGTCAGGAAAATATTGGTGGGTTAATATAGAAAAAGAAATCAAAAATGTTATGAACAATAAGGATAATCTCGAATTAATTCTAAAAACATTTGGAAAAGGAATTGATTCATCATTATTGAAAACAGAATTCAAGATAAAAGAGAATAAATTTTCCATCGCAAAAGGTCTCAACGCTCCACATTTTTATGATTGCAATTACAAACAGGTTATGGAAAAATATAAGGAAATAGAATCTATCTTTCTTAAAAAATCTAAAAATGTGTCTATAAAAAATCTTGAAATTGATGATTATTTTTGTTTGTTCGGTAAAGAAACATCAAAAAGGAAAGATAATCCCACCGATCAATTATAAATTTGAATTAATCAATTTTGAAACAGGAATAACTCTCGAGATAGGAGCTGGATATGGCAGTTTTTGCAATTTATTTTTAAACATGACAAAATGTAATAAGTATATTATTGTTGATATACAACCAGCTCTGTCAATATAAATGTACTTTCTTCATAATTTAGGATGAAAAATATCAACCAATATAGATAATTTTTTTGATGATGATAGTGTTGTTCTGTTTATTCATCCGTCAGAAATCAAAAAGATAAAAGATAACAGCGTCAATTTAATAGTTAATATGGATTCTTTTCCAGAAATTGGTAAGGAATCGCTCATGTTTTATATCGAACATATTCAAAGAATACTTATCAACAAAACAGGTAGGCTTTATTTAAATAACATAAATTTCAAGAATTATGAATTTTTGATCAAAAAATGTAAAGAAAAGTTGACTCTCGTTAAATCGGAATATATGGCCGGATTAAAACATGATCACATCAGTTATTCTTTTACATTCACAGAAAAATATATAAAAGACATATTTAAAAAATATGCCAGTTGACCGTGAAAAGAAATTATCATTCGTTCGCATTCCAAAAGTCTTAAACACGAATACCGGGAGTCATCATAATATCGATTTGTAAGAAATCCATAATACATGCGTGGTTCTCCATACCCTCCCGCTTAAATATTATAGAAGATATGTTGATATTGAAGAATATGAGATTTTTACAGTTGTAAGAAATCCATATTATAGAATTGTAAGTAATTATTGTTGGAGAAATATGACGTTCAAAAAACACTCAATGAAAGTACTTCCGAAGAACTATTAAAATTTGTACCAGGAAAATATATCAATACTTTTTCTCCTCAACATACTTTCATTAAGGACGATCTGCAAAACCCAAATTTATCTAAGAAATTTTCAAAATAACTTAAATCAGAGTAACCGAGAAAAAATTGATTATGATAATGAATGTTTAGAAATTGTAAATGATATGTATAGGGAATAATTTTATCAAATTCAACTACAAAATTCTTTCAGTTCTTCCTTCTTGATCCACCATCCGCACGGAATACAGACCAGATGTTTTTCAACTTCATCGAGATTTGGTAATTCTGGTCTGTATTCGGAGAAACAAGTATGTGTATCATTTCTCTGATGAACCTGACTAACCATAATTCCACGTTCCTTCATATTCTGTATATAGGCTTCTTTGTCCTCGACCCAAACACTAAAAAGCCAATAACTACTCTTAGTTTGGTCTCCATCTTTCAGTGGATGTAACACCCTTCCATCTTTAAAATGCTCCGTTAAATACTTAGCATTCTCTCGACACTTATCTACAATTCTCTGGATATGCGGAAGATTACATAGGCCAATTGTAGCGTTTATATCATTCATATGAAACTTATATCCCCAATCCTTCACATCGCTTTCCAAACGGAAATCTTTCCCTTTGTAATTACGTTTTTCACGATCAATTCCAAACCATCGTAACAACCGCGCTCGTTCATATTCCTCTTCGGTGGGACAAAAGAGGAGTCCTCCATCTCCAGTCGTAAAATGCTTGATAGCCTGGGTACTGAATACGCAGTAATTTCCACTTCTCCCAATCTTTTCTCCATTATATTCACTTAAAAAAGCATGTGCACAATCCTCAATTACAAGTGGTTTAAACCCATATTTCTTACGATGTTTCTCCAAAATATCATCTAGTCTATCAAGGTCTACCGGGTAACCGCCCCAATGGACAAACAACACTACCTTAGTCTTTTCACCCAACTTCCGCTCTAAATCTTCCAAACAGATATTACATCCTCCCTTTTCAACATCCACCCATTTGATCCTTAATCCATTTGTCAATATTGGTTCGTTTGTTGCCATACATGTCAACGGAGAAGTGAGAACTTCATCATCTCCACATAAACCTAAACGATCTTTTATTAGACGAAGTGCTAATGTTAACCCGCTTGTTCCACTATTAAGAGTGACAATATACGGATGCTCAAATATCTTTCTCAGTTCTTCCTCCAGCTTTTCAACTTTTTCCCCCTGAGTAATATATCCGCTCATAAGTGTTTTGGAGGTTGCTTCTCCAACACTTTCATGCATAAACACTTTGAAAAGAGAAATCATATCTTTTTGATATGATTATCATTAATCATTTTTCGGAATGATTGTTATAGAAGGAAATGTACCAATAATTTTATATTTATCATTACCCAGACTTTTCAGATATGTTTGAATTGGCTGTTTTTGATATTTTTCCATCCATTCAACCTTATCTCTTCTTTTGCTTCCTCCCTCTAAAATGAGAAACCCGTCCTTTCTGATAAGTGGTAGATAATGTTCAACAGCAAAACGATAAACATCACCATTATTTGCAATATCAATATGAATAATATCTACAGAACATATAGGAATCTCTGTATATTTATTATAAAAATCTCCATATTCAATGATTACATTTTTATATTTTTCAAAACGTTTCTTGATATTAGCGGGGGGACTTTTTCCATTAAACTCCTCAAAAATATCATAACCAACTACGGTAGCCTCTGTTTTGGCAAAATATTCTAGGCTATATCCATCTAATATTCCAAATTCAATTACTTTTTTTGGTTTAGTTATGAACAATAAACCATTTAAAAAATCTCCAAATGTAAGAGTACTATTATAACTACTTCTCTTTTCTAGAGTAATAGTATTTAACATACAATGTACCACATTTAAAAAACAATTCTCTTCGGCCCATGCTCGTCCGTTAAGACCTATTTGTTCTCGTTCCTCCTTCAGTTCATCTGAAAGGTATATTGAGAGTAAGAATTCCAATTCGGTCATCGAAGAATACCATAAAATATTTTTTCGATGTTCTAAACCAGGTGGAGGATTAACCATCTTGTCACATAGCACCAAATTACCAGTATAGAGTGCTTCCGAAAGACGAAAATCTCCTTCCCATCCATTCGGATTGGCGGTTACAATAATTTTGCTCTTTTTCATAATCTCATAGTATTTCTTATTAGCCTTTCCGTAGCGATGTTCATAACTATCATCGTATACCGTTCCAACAAAAACATTATCTTTAATTTTTTTCACTAAATCTCTAGCACCTGCTCGATTACCTCCATGTGGAAGATTGTCACCAAACATACAGCATACATCAAACTCGTGTTTATCACTCGACTCCTTGTCTAATGCAACGTAACCCTCACCGACACCATAATAAATCGGAATTACATCACGATCATATGTTATCATCTCTCGATTAACCATACTTCGCTTGAAATACCATCCCACTTTCATGTAAATTTCTTTCGGAATGTATCTAATTTCGGGTGGGTCACTGTAATCAATAATCACTATCTTGGAATGATAATGTTCATGTTTCATGATTTCTAGTAACGGATAAAGATGGGGTCCTTCTCCGTCATTTAGATATACTCTTACGTCGATAATATAAAAAAAGAAATCGGCTTCTTCACTGTTATCAGTAATCATGGAGTAACATCCTCGATAAAAGTGATAACTTTCTGGGTATTTTGGATCTTGAGGTGGATATATAAATTTAATCTTCTTATCCATTTTACCTTCTTTTGTATTTTTACAAAAGAAAGACTAAAATTGAAATATATATGAAAATATTGTGGAAAAACAAGATGGAAAGCTCCGCAGGCTCCGCAGGCTCCGCGTGCTCCGCGACTCTACCAGAATGTTCACTATGTCGTTGTCCAACCGGAGAAAGTGAAGTCGGTATTCAGCCTGGGGAAAGGTGGTGTTCTGATTATTGTCTTGATCTAGCTACAAAAGCCGGATGGAAGTTGGGCTGCAAAAAGAATCCTCGAGAAATATATTTCGAGAAGTATCCGAGAGAAACCCCTGAATGCTGTTTGTGTACATCTCCTAAACTGGTTCATATATCTAGCTACTGTCCGGGATGTGATAACTTGTTCTGTGGAAAGTGTGTTATCGATAATAAAAATAATACTAGAACATGTCCAAAATGTGATCATGATAGGTATGATTATGGCGTTTATTTTGCCGCTTTTTCTAATAAGAATCTATCTATCAAGAAAAGACGAATTTGTGGCAGAATTATATATGGTTTGGGAATTCAAGAAGGGATGAATCTCGAAGAACATCTCGATTTATGTATTAGTCTTGGGGATCTTCAGTGTAGGTATAAGCGTCTTGGAAATAGAAAACAGCCATACGGGTACGCTGAATATCTCGAATACTATCACCTGGCAATTATGGGTCATCCATTAGCTTGTCGAGAGGTTTCGGATTTTTGGTACGAGAACAAATTTGATGTTGTTGGACCTCCGGAGCTGCTCGATATAAAGTGTATGTATTGGACAGAAATGGCTGCCGGCGTTCACGATGGATTGTCGCTCAGTCGACTTGGCCAAGAAAAGTTACTGCATGAAGATGATGATGGATTTCTTCATGACCTGAGGTTGAGCGCCGAGAATAATTTTGTGACGGCATATGGAATACTCGGAAACTTTTGGGTAACCAAGAAAAACGACGCCATGGCTCGACGAAGTTATTATCAGGGGATTGAAAAAGGCTGTCATCTTTCCGATGTGATGATTGGAATATATCAGGCCGAGGGAAAAATTGGTATTCGAAAAAATCCGTTAGGCGGTTTTAAGCGGGTATTTAACGTTCTTAAATTGTCATCGACGATCGGGGATATTCACAGAGCCGTAGTTAAAGCCCGAACCTGGATAGCGTCGGTTTATTATGGTAAACACGATATAGGCGTTGTTATTCCTGGAATAGAACCAGATCTTAAACTAGCATTGGATTTGTTGGATATCGGAATTAAGATCGAAGATGGTTCGTCTACGATTCTTAAGGCCAAGATCATGATTTATGAAAAACTCATTGATATCCCATTATAAAAAGAATTATATATATAAAATATAATGAAAATATATATAGACTACAAACTTCTCTACTATACTGATATTGTAAAAATTCCACATACCGATAGAATTAAAAAGTTAAATGATTTTTTAGATGAGAAAAATGATATCTATGTGTGGATTGAAGATAATACAGTTTTTCTTCATGAAGTAGTTAAAAATCTCGAAGATTGGGGATCTAAGATTAAAAATGTTAGGCTTGGTAAGCCGGATTATGATATGGTTATAGATGAAAACTGTATGATGCCAAAAATGTTCTTTAAGGAATAATTTTGTCCTCCCATAATCCCAAACCTAGAAAAGTTTGTTATTCATAAAAAAGACATGTGGGTGTTAGTAATCATAATTATCGTGATGATTGTTTTTTCATTGTATAGCATGGAATGTTACTATGTTAAGAAAAATATAAAAGATTTCAACAATGACAAAATAGAAAAAATAAACAAATATGCTCTTCCTCTTTACAGCGAAAGTAACAAATATATTGAACTTCAAACTGAAAAATGGATCAAACTTAGATCAGAGAAAAAACCATGTTATGCTGTTTTGGAAAAGGATAAAATTGTTATGGCTAAATGGATGAAAATTATTGGAGCCAACACCCCAAAAATTCATTACTATGCTTATCATGATGAATTTAACTATGATGATTTAAAAAGAGTTGTCCAAGAAAATAATGGTAAAAAAATGATTATAAAGATAAGTCACCTGCAATCAAATTATGGTGTAATTTTAGTTCCAATCCATCCATCCGAAAAAGAATTATTAGCTATCTATAACAAATGTCTAAAACGTTTCAATTCATCGTTTGTATGTAATCATGACAAGAATGATCCTCCTACAAATCAAGAGATCTCTGAAGGTAAAAAATCATCTTATTATAAGTTATATGAAACTATCAAACCAGGGATCATCATCCAAGATTTTTTCTATTCCTATAAGCCAGATGATCGTCCAACCTCAAACCCGGCTCCAGACGAACTTAAAATACTCTTATTTGGAAACAAGATTGTTGGCTTTGGAAATACCGTGTTATTCTTGAATGATATCTATGCTAATCCTGAAAAGTATCGTTTGGTGTTTGAGGAAGCCAAAAGAATTTCAACAAGACTTGGAGCGAGTTTTATCCGAGTAGATATTTTTATCAAATACGAAAACGGTCTTTACGTTCCATATCTAAATGAGATTTCGCTTTCTCCCAATTCAGGGTTAAGAAAGGCATGGTTACAACCTGTCGATGAAATCGATAAAATTAAAAAGGAAATTGAAAATGCTCCACATGGTAATTATGAGGAGATTGATAAACTAATCGAAGAATGTCCTTATAGAGAAATACCTATATCTGATTATCTGACCGATGCTGAATCGGTTAAAGAAAAATATTATTCAAGCTTTGCTTTTTGGTGATCGTCACACTGTCGAGCACCCTGTCGAGCACCCTGTCGAGCACACTCATCTGCCATCTCATTTCCTCGGGAAATCCAATCATCTTCTCCTGTATGTGCCTTAACATAAATAAATTTGACATTGTCTCTTCCTTTAAAAAGTCCATATATCTTCTTTACTAGATTCTTATTAGGAATATCATTTTTCCATCCCGCCTCTTCCTGCTTTCGACCGTATTCTCCAGCGGCTCGCATGGCATATGTAGAATCGCTATAGATATTCACAAGATCTCCATCTTTGATCTCCTTTTCCAAAATTTTAAAAGCCTTAATAATTGCCTTTATCTCTGCAGTGTTATTGGTCTGTTTTCCGAACACAGAACCAGAAAAGTTACGAGGATCACCCTCGGCAAAATAAACACCAAGCCCAGCCCGGGCATTGTATTTGCCGTTATTACTACAGGCTCCGTCGGTAAAAACATTAATGACTTCTTCGGAGGACGGCGAGTCCTCCGAAGAAGAAGAGGACTCGCCGTCCTCCGAAGAA